TAAAAGAATTAGATAAATGGTCTAGTGATTACATATCAAATAAAAAGGATTTGTCAAAAATTCGAAAGGAATTTATTAAAATTTATAGCTCTACTTTTAGAGCTAGAAGAATTGAAATGAAAAAAATGGATTTGGTTATTGTGTATAAAGATATGATTAATAATAAAGAAATTAAACAAAATGATACTTTATCAATGCTTCTACAAAAAAAACCTAGTAGAAATATTTCGGGAATTACAAGCATTACATTAGTAATGTCCCCTCATCCAAATGGCCAATCATTTAGTTGTAAACATAATTGCTATTATTGTCCTAATGAACCAGCACATGAAGGAAATAATTGGCAAGACCAACCACGTTCCTATTTATATAATGAACCAGCTGTTCATCGTGCAAATGAAAATGGTTTCAAAGCATATGAACAAATGATTTCAAGAATGAATGTATTATATGCAAATGGTCATACTGTTGATAAACTAGAAATTATTTTAGAAGGTGGAACATATACAGAATATCCTCCTGAATATTTGGAAATTTATCATAGAGATATATTTTATTCAGCAAATACTTTCTTTGATAGTAGCCCAAAACGTGAACCATATAATATTTCAGAAGAAATAGAAATAAATAAAACGGCAAAGGTTCATATTATTGGATTTTGTATTGAAACAAGACCTGATGCGATTGATGATATTTGGATTGAACGTTTTAGATATTGGGGTGTAACACGGATTCAGTTAGGCGTTCAACATGTAAATAATAAAATTCTTAAAAAAATTAATCGTGGACATACTATTGAACAGGCTATTGCTGCTATCAAAATGTTAAAAGAAAATTGCTTTAAAATTGATATTCATATTATGCCAGATTTACCCGATGCTACATCACAAATGGATAAAGATATGTTCGATTATGTTTATAATGTAATTCACCCTGATCAGGTAAAAGTTTATCCTTGTGAAGTTACACCTTGGACAATAATCGAAAAATGGTATAAACAAAGAAAATATGTTCCTTATTCGGAAAAAAATATGAATGATCTAATCGATGTTATTAAATATTCTATGAAAACGTGTCCATCACATATTCGTCTACCACGAGTAGTTAGAGATATTCCGATTTCATATATTGAAGCCGGTAACCCGTATTCAAATCTTAGACAAATGATTGATAATGACTTTGAAAAAGAGAAATTTAATAGCATGGAAATTCGAAGTAGAGAAATAGGGCGTCATATTCAATATTATAATCAAAAAGCAAATATTAATGTAAAATGTATTGATAAAAGTGATGGAAAAGAATATTTTATTGCATATGAAAGTTGGGATAAGAAAGCACTATTTGGATTTTTACGATTAAGACTACCAAATTGTAAAAATCATAATCCAGTATTTACTTGTATTAAAAATCACGCTTTAATTAGAGAACTACATGTTTATGGTCAGGTAAATGCTGTAGGTGATAAAAATAATGGATCAGCACAACATAAAGGGATTGGTAAAAAATTAATTAGTAAGGCAGAGCGTATTACAAAACAACATTTCTACAAAGGTATTGTTGTAATTTCAGGAGAAGGAGTTAAAGGTTATTATGAAAATCTTGGATATAAAGAAATTGATACTTACATGGTAAAAAATTTATACAGAACATATTTATATGAATATACATTAGCTTGTATTTTTGGAGGAATAATTGGTTTAATTCAGCAATATCTATATATGAACTATTTTTAGAATATATATTACAGTAATGCTAGAATATATATTACAGTAATGCTAGAATATATATTAAAAATATTTAAAATTATATAATTAATGACGAGTAATAAACATAGTGATGAATCTATTATCATTTAAATGTTTTTTTAATAATATTTTACTAATACCACATGGGTTTGGAAATACAAATATAGATACTAAATACACACCTAGTATTTTAGAACCCTATATCAACTCCGCAAATACTATTTCAATTCCAGAAAGAAATGATTTATTTACAAACTTAGATGAAATTTACAAAAATTGTAAAGAATATCCAGAAAATTCATTATTTATTGGAGGTGATCATTCTATTAGTATTTCAACAATAAATGCTGTATATAAACCTAAAATGAAAATAGTATGGATTGACGCACATCCAGATATTAATAGTGAAAAAAGTTCTATGACTAATAATTATCATGGTATGCCTCTTGGATTTTTAACTGGATTAGAAAAAAGTAAATATAATATTAATTTACCGTTTGAAGATATTTTGTATATTGGAATTAGAGATATTGATCCATATGAAAAGCAAATTATTGAAACGAAAAAAATAAAATATATTGATTCAAAAGCATCACCCGAAGTTATAGAAAATACATTAAAAGAATTTATAGGAAATAATAAAGTTCATATTTCTTTTGATGTGGATGCTTTAGATTATCATAGTTTCAATTCTTGTAATACAAAAGTTCATAATGGTTTAAATATTTTAAAAGCAAAATTCATATTTGATACTTTATTAAAATATGATATAAATAGTATGGATATTGTAGAAATTAATTTTATGAAAAGTCAAACACCAAATATTTTTCAAGATTTTGATACATTAAAATTTATTACCAATAATTATCATATTTTTCGTTAATATAAATATTTAATAATTATAAAATTAAATATTTAATAAAATTCATCACCATCTAAATCTCCTTCATAATTCTCTCCAAGATATTCATTTAAATTGTTAACTTCGTTATCTATTTCTTCAACTAATTGAGCATGTTCATCTATATCTAAAGCATAAATATCTTTATTCATATCAGTAACATCACTTCTTCTACCAAGTTGTCTTTCTTTTAATGCTTGCTTTTCAAGAGCATCACGCTCTTCGTCATAAGTTTCTTTAACATATTGTGTCAATCCCTTTTGTAGTCCCTTGCTCCATTTTTCTAATTTATTATTTTTGAAAAGATTTTGAATTTCTCTCTCTTCATCGGTTAAATTTTTCAAATCTTCAGTAATATCATTCTTTTCTTTTTCTTTTGAACGTAATATTTTATCTTTAATTGATTGGTAATTTAAATCTAATTTAGACTTAGAATTACATATTATTTTCATATATTCAACAAGTAAATTACTTATTTTTACTTCTAATTGTTTTTTCTCTCCCCTTACTATTTCAAATTCATCAACAACACCTTGAGCTTCTTCTTCTATTTCTACTTCTGTTTTTAATCCATCTGTTTCTTCTCCATCTTCTAAATCTTCAATTAACAATGATTGGTCGTTTATTAACTCAATATAATTATTTATAATGTTTAAAAAGTAATATTTGAAAAGAAGATTTGTTACACGAGAATCAAAAATACTAGATATTTCTTCATCATTATTGTATATAGAAGCAATATAATTAGTATATTCACCTAACATATAGAAACTATTAGAAATACTTTGTATTTTTTCTAATATTTCATTATATTCATCGTCCCCATAAAATTGATATAATGGTTTGTAATATTTATCAATAATATCTCTAACATCTGCTTTATGTCTATCAGATAATTGCCAATGTTTTGGAATACTTACACTCTTATAATCAACTTTATTTAAAATAATATTTGGAAATACAGCAATCAAATTACGAATAGCATCTCTTATAAATAAAATCATTTTATAAACCGAATTATCTATTCTCTCATCACCATTTTGAAATATTTGCTGAAATTTTGTTATATTAAGCAAACAATCTTCAAAATTCTTCTGTTTTTGTTTTGGTAATTTAGAATTTTGTTTTACAAAATCAATAATTTTTAGTGATAATTCATCACATTTTACAGCTAAATAATTTTTCATTTCTCTCAATGATTCATTATTTTCATTGTCTTGTTTAATATCAAATGTATCTAACATATCTTTAAATTTATCAATGAATTCTATGTCTATAAAACGATTATCAATCGAATCACCAGACATAAAATCTAATATCTCTCTAATATTTTCAATATTATTAACAACTGGTGGATTTAAATATAATGTCACTCTATTATTATAATTAACAATATTTAATAAATCATTTAATTGTTCTTGGTCATAATTTAAACCATGTTCTTTTAATTGTTCTATTTTTTCTTGTATTGAAGCATTTATATTAAAATCATCTGGACTTTGCATACATATTTCTCTCAATTCATCACTAATAACAAGATTTGTATTATATTTACAATAAATAATAAAAGCACGATAAATAGTTTCCACACTAAAACCACTTTTAAAAACGGGATATTTTAATTTTGTATCCCGTAAATCTAAAAATGTTGGTGCTGTTGCGAGAGAATTTAAATCATAAATTATATTATTTAAATCAATTACAATAGTATTATCGCTCAATATAGAATCATTAATATCTGTAAAATATTTTAATGTATCAATATAATCAGTATCACAACAAGCATTTTCTAAGAAAGGTTCATTAGCCATATTTGTAACGAGCGCAGTTTTCTTATCAACAATTTTTTGAATTTTTTCTTGTATTGAGAGAGAAAACAGAATACTTTTAGTTTTTAAAACTAAATATTGATTATATTGTAAGTTAGAACCAGCATAAATATTTTCAACTAATTGTTTTTTAAATATATCACTAACATTAGAAAATTTTGGTAAACTTAATTCTTGTAAAGGAGGATAAAAATTAATCCAAACATTTTCAATATCTTTTTCAAGCAATATTGATTCTTTATTTTGTTGATTCAAATATACTAATTTTTCATTAAATAATTCTTTCATTGGAACATCATCAATAACAAATTTTTCTATAATAGCTTCTATTCTTTTTGCTATACCAGCTTCATTTATTTTTTTAATAGAATCCCATGGTTCTGTAGAACTTTTAATTTTATTTGCTATACACGATATATATATTAATCCTGATTTATCATTATTTTTCATTAAAGGATATCCATCAAAGGATTTGATACATCCTGGAAATGTTTTACGTGATTTTATAGATGGAATACTTATTTGAATAGCAATTAACATATAAGTTAAGGTTAAAATTAGATAAGATGAATTAACAGTATCTTTATAAGTTGGTAAATTTTTTTTGCCTTTTTGAGCAGCTTTTTCAATCATTTTATTGTAATCAGTTTCTTTTGGAATACTAGAATCATGTATTATCATGACATTTTTAACAATGAAATCATACTGTGTTTCTAAGTTAATTCCCATAAATTGTGTCATTGATTTAACAATATTTATAATTAATATTCTCTCAGGTGAGTTACTTTTTTCTATTTTTGATTGTCCAACCAATACAGCATCGGCTAAATCTTTTTCCATAATCTCTCTTGTTTTTAATTTAAACCCTTCTTCTGTGAAACCTTCTTCAGTATCAAGGTCAATATTTTTAATAATATATCCACTATATTTATCAACCCAATGATCCCCATCTTCACTAATTGTTCCTTGTTCAGCACATACTTTATCTATTTCTAATAAATAATCACCATTTGATACAAAAGTATTAGCTAGTCTACTAATAAAAGCTGGTAATAATTTTACATTAGTTTTAATACAATAAAGCCAATAAGGATCTTCTTTGTCGAGAGAAACTCTACAAAAATTAACAGCAAATTTTTGAATATCATATTGTTTTTTAACAAAATCACTTTGTCCCAATATTAAATCGCGTAGGTTTTCATAAGGAGATTCTACTATTTCTCTTACTTCTATTCCAGCAGCTATTTTATTATATATTTTATTATATTTAATTAGTTCTTGATATTTTAATGATTTTAATAATGTTATTTTATTTACATTATATTGAATTTGTTTATCAATAACTTCTATCATTTTATTTTGCTCTATTGAAAAAGTATCTTCAAATTCATTAATTATAGATTCAAGATTTTCTTTATTTAATTCATTTAATTCATTTTTTAATGGAACACAACTATTGTCTTCATCAGAATCAGCAATACATTTATTTTGTAAATTACAAAATAATTTGTTTTCTTGAATAGATACACTTTCATTAACAATTTTACTATCTTTCACCCATTGATTTTTTTTGCGAATATAATATTCAACAATTCCATCTGGGTTATTTAATATAGCATAATTTCCATCTTTTACTAACTTTTTGAAATCACTTTTTCTCTCTTGCTCGCTTAAATAATCTTCATCTGCGTAGATTTCTTTATTATTTGAAGAGAGAAGCATAGTGCGATTATTATATTTATTTGTTAATATATAGCAAACATTTTTTTTATCATTTATTAATTTCTCTCCTTCAGTAGACAATTTTTCATATTCATCAACAAATTTTTCTATAATATTAGCTCCCCTTAAATCAACATCTAATCTTAAAATTACACTATAATATAATTCTCCATAATCTAATTTTGTAATTTTATTTAAAATATCCGAATCACTATATTTTTTCTCTCTTTCAAAACCATAATTTTTGTATATAATTTCCTGCAATTCTTTATTTCCCTGTAAAATAGTTAATAAATTATTACTTGGTAAATCACTTTCTTTTTTCATAAATTTTTGTTGAAATGTTTTATAATTAGAAGCATAATCCATTTTATATTCATTAATTTTCTCTTCTACGTATTTAGTTATTATATCATATTCGGGTTTTGATAAATCATCGATAAATATCATAAAAGGAGATAAATATTCCATCACATGATGTAAAGTTAATTCACCTGAAATATTATTTTTAATAATATCAAATAAAATAGTAGTATTTGGAATAATATTATTAACATATTTTTTCAATGTTTCTTCATCATTATTATTTATAGTCTCATCTAAAATATATTCTTGAACTCCATTTAAAAATTGTCCTGAATAATCAATTGAATTATCAAATTTTTCAACAATATTAGTATTAACAAATGTTTTTTCATTAAGTAATAGCGAATAAGGTATAAAAGTATGATTTAAATTACTTTTTTGCATAATATTTATTACTGGTGAATTAACATAATCATATAATAATACATTTTTTGGAAGTAATAAAAAAGATCGCAATGTTAAAGTATCATTGTTTGTTAATTTTTTATTACCATATTTAAGTCCTGTATTATATACTTGAAATAAAAATCGTTTTCTCTCTGGGCAACATTCATCTGAACCAGCTGATGAAGAATAATAATCATCTAAATTATTAACAATAGTATTAATATTATCTTGAACAAATTTAGTTATAATATTATTTTCTTCAAATTCTGGTCCAACGAAAGGTGTCAAGTAAGAATTTAGTGAAGAATATAAGTATTTATATTTATTTTCATCATCTGGAACATCATTTTGCTTGTAAATATTCATAATTTCTTCTTCTTCATCTAAAACATTTTTTAGAGATAAAGGTAATATATCATCACTAATTCCTTCTTCTTCTAAAGATAAATCAATATCGTAAATTTTCTTTTTATTTCTAACAATTGGAATCATCCAATAAAAGTTTTTATCAAAATTAACAAGATTTTGAATAATTGGTTTATAATTTTCACCATGTATTTTAGGTTCACTTATATTACCATTTTTATCATATAATGAATACATATTTCTTAATTGTTTATAACGTTCTATTGATTTATGTATTTCATTCATAACAGGTGGCGTTCTTTGAAGATTAGGAATTTGCGATAATAATTCATCTAATAAATCATTTGTTTGTTTTTCAATACCATATCTTTGCTCTCCTTCAGCAACATCAACAATTTGAGTTATTTCTTCTAGTTCAGCGCCAATTTGAATTTCATCGGCATCTAAAATTATATCTTTAATTTGGAAATCTTCTTGAAATTCTGGTAAATCTTCCTCTAACTTTTCAGTTTCTTTAGCATCACCAATAACTGCTTCATCTTCTTGTTCTTCAGAAGCATCAGGTTTTGTTCTAATAACAATTTTTTCAATTGGTAAATCCTGAGGAATACCTTTGTAAGCAAAATCAATATATATTATTTCATTTTCTGGGAAAGTTTTTACTTCAATCATATCTTCTACTAAATCAGTAATTTTTCCAATAATTATAAATGGAATATCTCCCTTGAAATAAATATCAATCCATGTTCCTTTTATTAGATTATTTTGCTTAGCATATCCAGGAAAATCAGCACGGCTTAGTAATATAATTTCTTCAATAGATTCATCTAGTTCATTATTTTCATTAATTTTAAGTAATTCTTCTTCGTTATTTTCAATATTTATTATAGTAATTTTTTTAGAATCAATATATTTTACAAAAAATTTATTATTATTTAAAGTAGGATTTTCTGATAATATTTCTATAATATCTCCTAATTGTATATTTATATTAGGTTGGTCAACCATTACCTTATATTTTATATAGAAATTTTTTATCATTTATAAAATGTAATTAAAGATATAATTTTAATTACATTTAATAATGTTTATCGAATGTGATTTATCTAAATATTATGATTTATCATTAGAAGATATTTATAATAATAAAATTAATGATGAAGATTTAAAAAAATATGGATTAGAAAAGAAATTTTGGACAACAAATGATAAGCCTTTTGTTTTTATTAAATATAATAAAGAATATTTAAATTTAGAAAATATTAATAGTCTAGGATTATTCAGATCAGTTATTCTTTATAATGGAAAAATTAAAATTTTTTCTCCACCAAAATCTGTAAATATTAATATTTTTGCTAATACATTTCCAGCAAATGAATGTATTGCAGAAGAGTTTGTAGAAGGAACTATGATTAATTTATTTTTTGATGACAGTAAAAATGATTGGGAAATTGCTACAAAAAATAGTATTGGTGGTAAAGTTAAATTTTTTCAAGAACAAGAATATTTTAGAACATTATTTGAAGATATTTGTAGAGAAAAACAAGTAAATTTTACTAATTTACCTAAAGAAAATTGTTATAGTTTTGTAATCCAACATCCAAATAATCGATTTGTTATTCCAGTTACCAATAAAAGATTATGTTTAATTGGTGTATATAATATTAATAATTTTTATATTAAAGAATTAGATAAAAAGCAATTTATTAATTTAATTAATGGAGCTGATATTCCATATAGTTTAACCTTTGAAAATTATGAGCAATTATTCACTAATTATGGATCAATGGAAACCCACTATACAATTATGGGTATTATTATTAAACATAATAGCGGTATTAGAAGTAAAATGAGAAATCCTAATTATGAAAATCTCAAAATATTAAGGGGAAATACTCCAAAACTACAATATCAATATTTATCACTGCGTAAAGATCAAAATGTTAAAAATTTCCTAACATATTTTCCAGAAAACAAGAATAAATTTACAAGTTATAGAAATCAAGTTCATAATTTTACAAAAAATCTACATAGTTATTATATTAAGTGTTTTATTAATAAAGAAATTAGTTTAAAAGATTGCCCATTTGAATTTAGAACACATTTATATACATTACATAAAAAATACATTGATAATAGAGAAAAGAAATTTATTGTAACAAAACCAGTAGTTATTGAATATATTAATACATTACATCCTGCACAATTAATGCATTCACTCAATTATAACTTATATGGG